GTTAACGACGAATCTCCCTTTGTTAACACCATTATCCCATCTGAACGCATTACAGCGAATAATACGAACTTCAGATTATAAAGGACCTCTAACTTACTTGACTTATAAGAACCGCATGGCGGATTATTTTGATATTAAGTATTCCAATCCTAATTGCTTTCATACGAATGGCTGCGACTGTTCATTAACCGCGAGAGGTATACACCCTAGTACTGAGGGGTTTGAATATACGTCTTTCTTAAAGGATAGGACCTTACAGCTTCAAGATGTAGGAGGGAAGATTTCTTCTTCCATAGAGGTGGTAGATGGACATGTCCGGAAAAAAAATGAAGTTGTCAATGATAAGGATTACTTGCGAATGGGGTTAGGTTCTGATTCCAATTGCAAGGAAATAGATCCACCTTTTAGGTACTGCTCTTTTCCTGAGAGTATTGAGATGCCAGTTGTGGATCCTATTGTTCGTTCTTCGTTAAAACTTAGTGATATAGATCATTTGTCTGGTCTGTTTGATCCGATTCGACAGAAATATGACTATGATTACTATGAAAAACAGGTGTGGAATGAGCCTGCGGAATTTACATTACAGAATATTATATTACGAATGAATTCTGCTTATCATTGGGCTCTTGGTACAACCAACAAATTGCCACATGCTATTTCTGCAATGTCATCCCTTTACCCTAGGAAGCTTGCAAATGCTGTTTTGAAGAATGTTCGCTCTCCTATACTTCCGACTAAAACTAGAGATGTGTTGTTACATGTTGATGAAGCCATGGATATGATGTATCGAGCTATGAAGATATATCGTTTTAGAACTATCCGAGCTGAGATAAACATGTCTCGTTTTCGTCGCATTTATTTGGGAGCTTCTGATGGAATAAAATCTGGTGATGTTAGCACACATTCGTTGTCTCCTAATATTTCCCTTAAGATTTCTCCTAATGGAAAGAAGATAGAAGAATTTCAAGCTAATTTTAATCTCCTTCTTTGGTCTTTACGAAATAATCAATGTCCAGAAGTTATATTTAATGACATGCCGAAGAATGAGATTTATTTTTCTTGGTCAAAACAGCGTGATCCTGAGAAGTGGGCAGAATTCTTAGATAAGCTTCGTATTTTTGTTATTCCTTCGGGAGTATTCAATCTTATGGAGAATCTTGTTTCCAAAGTTAGAATGATGCTTGAAACTGGTTGGGTTATTCAAATACGTCATAAATGGCCGAAAGGTGGCTTTGATCGACTTGCTAAATGTCTTGGTATAGTTTTTGGTAAGAATGAATGGGCCAAAATCATTAATGAGGGTGATTATAAATCTCTAGATGTTACTATTAAGGAAGTTCTTACGAATTTTTATTTTAGTACTATGTTGATACATGAACAGAAAGGTACTCCCGAGTATGATGTTAAAGAGAGAATATTGAGATGGTTAATAAGTATCCAAGCTACACGAATAGAACGCTTGTTTGCTGATATTTTCGCTCTTCATGAGGGAGGTGTTCCCAGTGGTATGTTCAATACTAGTCATTGCGATAGTTGGGTTACTGCACTACTCTTCTTTCTTTTCCTTGCTCATACTATAAATAAGGCTCGTCCTGAGGATCAGATTGAATTGCAAGAGGTGGCTCTTATGCTTATTTTCTTTATATGTTACGGAGATGATTTGCTCTATAATATGAGTGAGAATAAGATGTGTCAGTCCTATTTTCATATTGATAGATTTGCTTTCTTTCTCAAAGAATTTTTTGATATGGATCTCCGCGATACTAAGCCAGGTTTGTCCTTTATGTCAAAGCAGTTCCAGGGATGGCTTACTCATACTGGTGGTTCTTTTTTGCGTCATTATGCAGTAGAGAATCCCAATAAAGATAATGGTCAGTCGATTTCTCTTCCTTTTCGTGAATCTCGTGAGATCTTGTCTCGTGCTGTCTGGGGTCGTGAGGTAAGGTACCGCGATACCATTGATGTCATGCTTTCCTGTATTGGTCATGCTTGGGGGACTTATGG